GGTTTGGGTTTTCATCAAAAATTCGGGAAACCTTTGTTTGAACCGCAGAAGCCGCCGACGTATAATACAGATCGGCAGTGGCTTGTTGGGCGATAAGATTTTGTCGCTGAAACGCCACCAGTGTTGAACTGGCCAGTCCAAGTACACGCTGTTGCGCTTGTGCCGCCCCAGCAATCCCAGCCGGTGTGACCGACGGAGCCTGAACCGGAGCCGAACGTAACGACACGCCCTGGCCTCCATACCGTGGTGTTCGAGATGCTAAGCTCATCGACCCCCTCGCATTGAATAATACGACGTAAGCCCCGCCAACGGAGCCCCAAGCAATCCGCCTTGTCGAGCTTGTCCTGCGGCGTAACCATATTGTCGAGCTTGAGCTCGTTCTTGGGCAATGCTTGTTCGCAACCCAAGCTCTCGGGTGGACGTAAACAATTTACCCAAGCGATCGGCTCTGGCCACCTTACTAACGTCTTCGGTTTGAATAGCCTCAAACGACCGACCAGATACCCCGGCTGAGCCAAACGCCGCTTGTTGCGCCGACATAACCGCCCGAAGCTGTTGCTGCCGTTGTAACTCGTCCTCCGCCGCTTGCGTTCGCTCAGCTTGCATTTGAAGCTCAAGCTGTTTTGCTTGCAATTCAGATTGTCGTTTTTGAAACTGAGCCATGTTTGCTTGCGCTTGCGACTGGCTATACGCCGAATATGCTGAAACTGCTGCGATAATTGCTACAAATGGTATTGCCATGATTACTCCTATTTTACCTCAATTAGTACACCTAAGACAATAAACTCCAACGGTTCTGTTTGCGTAATGGTGATTGTTGGTTCTCGATCGACACCGTTTAGATACACTTTTTTGTACCCGGAAAACGTTTGGATAGGTGAGTCGAATAAATCTCCGAATTGCCGAAACGCCGGCTCATAAGTATTATTCAAAAATTGCACCTGAATGTTTCGAGAATTGTGTAGCCGAATCTGAGCACTAACAAGCCGCCGATATTGGCCCGCCATTGAATAACCGCCAAGGTCCACGTCCACAGGCAACGTCTCTATACTCGCCGAAAAATTAATGCCCGCTTCAATCGCACTAACTTTTTGGGAGCTTGTAAAATTCCCACTCGCCACCGTAACATTTTGCAATATGTAATCGTCGCCCCGGACCTTGACCGTCTCACCGTCCAAATGGCCATAGCCCGTCCACGTATCTGTAGGCGAGCCGCTCGTTGAAAGTTTGGAAGCGTCCATATACGCAGCTTCGTTAAACTTCTCAATATAGCGTACCGTACTTCCATTGATTGTCCGTTTAACAATTACATAAACTGTTTCGTCCACAACGGTAATGTCCTCAAATTCACCCTCAGTCGTAAACAAACTCCATGCGGCCAGTCCAACAGAACGCAATGCGCTAAACACGGCAATCGTCCCGTCGGTATTCAATAAGTACACAAAATCAGCCGGGACCGTACTGGTCGCTTTTCGCACTACTAAACTGCGAGACGCCTTAATTAAATGCGACGAATACAACGACACGTTGGCGGCGTTGTAACTTTTCTCCACGTCGTTGTATAAAAACTCTCGAATAACACGGCCATTGTTCTGCACAAATATCGTGGCACCGTCAACCGACACCGGCGTAACTGCACTAGCTCCGTGGCCAGTAGCCGGCAAGACTGAAATGTTTTCGGGCGTAATTGGTTCAGTCTCACGGTTGGGCACATAATACTCTCCCGCCGTTGTAAAAATCTGAAACGTGCGCCCGGGGTATATTCGTTGAATTGCATTAAGCTCGTCGCTATCCAGAGTCACATCAATTGCGTCGGCGGCGTTACTGCCATTAATATCAAAATTATAAAAGTAACTAACCTTCGAGCCCCATAGCGTTTGCGGACGCGCCTTGCTTCCGCCAAACCACAACCGAGATTGATAAAACGTTAAACTCGCTGGCCACCCACGACTTGCGCTCCACGCCGGCTCATAACCAGATTCGTACTCCCAATCCCCGCCATTAATCGACGTATCGGGAAAGTCAACGTGCACGTCTCCAACAACTTCAGTTGCGCTAACATATTGAGTGATAAATAAAATCCCACCCTTTTTCCCAATCACATATTGATTAACACTGCCTGCGCTAAAAATACTTTGCGTTGAAGTAACGGTTACGTCTCGACCGCTTGCTGAGCTCAAAGTCAAATGGTTTGTCGCCGGTTCAGTCACCGTAACGCCGTTAAACGCATACACCGGTATGTGCTCAAATGTAACATAGGCCGCTGTCCATGCTGTATGAGACGTGCGTTGAATTTGAATCGGCTGAACATCGGGGTGTACCAAAAGCAAGGTGTCCGCCGATTGTGTAAAATCCATCTCTTTTATTTGGTCCAAGGTTAAAGTTGAGATCGGCGAGCTTGTTAGCGTCGTTTGTAAAACATCGTCTTTATAAACTTTTAACTCGCCAGCCGTAAACACCAACAGATAAGTTTGAATATTGTTAAACTCAAAATTAATCAAGCGAGCTTCTTGGTTTGACGTCGTTGCCGCCACGTATTCTAGCCCCTCTCGCCTAAACGCATACCCTTCGGGGCTCACGTATACATTGCGCAATTGCTTGGCTGAATCGGCGTATCGCTCACGGCGAATATCCATAATCGAAGTGGCGTTAATCTCACCCCCCACAAACGATCGCTGCGCCGCTATAAGTTTTGTTTTACGAGCCATTAGCCCCTAACCGCAAGGTAGCTCTGCGTTCCGGGGGACGTTCCTGTGCCCCCTGAGTTTTGAGAATCTATTAACTTAGCGTCAATCAACTGCTGCTTTAATAGATTGCCATATACCGCTGCTTTATCAGCGTCTTCCTGTAACGCAATGGCCAATAAACGAGCCAGATCAAACTCAAGCGCACGCGCAAAGTAGGCAGGGAATTTATGCTCGGGCGGCGAAAACGCATAAGTAATTTTCAATTGCGTGGCGTTACAATAAATTTTATCCTCATGAATCTCGTAATCTAGGGTAGGTGGGTTTTTCTTAATCAGCCTTAAATAGTTAGTCGGCAATTGAAAAGCGGCCGAGAAACCATATAGCGGAGTAGCCGCTAGTTTATTAAGCTCTACTTGGTTAATCGCAAACCGCCAAGGATGGCTCTGTAACAAGCCATCCCTAGTGGTGCTATATAGCGATTTACATAATTTAGCTTCACGCGTACTATCTGAAAACGACGTTATCTCGTCGGCTCCAATCAATAATAACGCGGCGGTGCATAAGCTAATATCTGTAATCGCCATAGTTATTAGTTAGTGTCCGTAGCCGTAATAACCAAACCGTCAGTGACGTCAACCACGCCGCCAGTGTTGCTGTTAACAACATTGAAGCTGTGGACGGGCGTTCCGCCAGTTGAAGACACAACAAGAATTATGTCGTTCACTTTCAAGTTTACGGACCGATCATTAAAATAACCGGCTGCTCGGATTACAGACAACGCATCGGGCGAGCTGTAAATGAACAAATCGGGAGTGTCCTGTCCGTACTGAGTGATTGCTTTAAATGAATTAATGTCGAATGCCATTTACCTGTCCTCCTTATACATATGACTCGTCAGTAGTAATTTTAACCAAACCAGACGCATCGATAACGCCAGCCTCAGCCGAAAAGTACATAACAATCTCGTCAGAAATAGTATTTGCGTTATACTCTACGCGCATAGTGAAGTCTCGGTTCATGACGTAACCGATCGCATCTCGCACATACGCAAAGTTTGTTCGGTCATTAGTCGCCAAAGGTAACCCACCTTCTGCTCCGTTATTGCCAATGAATTTGAAATCAAAGCCGTAAAAGCTAGAGATGCTACCATTCACCAAAGTTTTGACTGCGCTTGTATCAATCGTTTTAACATCGGTTTCTTGAGTCAAGTGGTGTTTGCCCCGTGCGCTCGCAACAATGTAACGGCCTTCATCCGGTACACCATCTTCGTCAAGCAATAAAGCTGCTTGAGCAATCATCGCAACGTTTAGGTTGTCGTTACTACCAGATATGTTTTTAGCAACAGTTTTTGACGGAGAAGCTGCAACCAAAGCGTCAATGATGATCTGGTCTTCTTTTCGGCGACACGCTCCAGTAATTGCTGGTTTTAACTCTGCAATTGCGTCGTAGTTAACTTCGCTTTTTAGAAAATCATCACAAGAGACACGCCCAGCGTATCGTTTAATCGTGATGGTTACTTTAGAAACCGGGGGGTTACTCTGTAAAACTTCCGTACCAACAGAGTGCTCAGTCATTCGGATCGCTCCGTAAATTGGAAACTGATGCGATTCGCCGCCAGTAGTTTTAACTCGTACGGTATTTCTTAATGTTCCGCCTTCTTCAATAAATTCGTGATGAACATCCGATTCAAACGTTTTGAATTGGATAGTGTTTAAAATATTATATGACATGGTTTATCCTCAATTCTTAACAACTAGTACAACAGTCGAATTGGGTTATCGCCACTTAGCGGGCCTCATCTGCCATTTAAAGTTTGGGTCAACTTTAGTTTTTTATGGGCTTTAAAAAAAGGTTACCATAAAAAAACTACAAATAGTATAACTTACTTTTTTTTAATTGTCAACCGGTATGCCCGCCGCTTGAAAGTATTTTCGCATTTTGCCTAAATACTCTTCTTGTTTTGCGGGGTAAGCCTCAAACAGATGACCATTTTCTTTCTGATACTTTCTAGCTTCTGATAAAAGCTCTTCGGCCGACTGTTTTGACACAGCCGATACGTTGCCCGACGGAATAGTTAGCTTTTCTTTAACTAGATTCCGGTGTAAAAAATCCAGTGCCTCTCCGGTCGTAGCCATGCTATCCAGTATTTTTTGATCGGCTTCGTTCAATCCCTTTTTATAATTATTGAGCTCGCCAAGCACTTGCTCTTTTCGGTGCCCAAGCTTTAGCAACTCGTCCTCTGGCTTAACTTTAGACGCTTCAATCGACTCTAGGTAACTTTCAAGCACCCCTTCGGCTTGCTCTTTATTTAATCCGTTTTTCTTAAAAACGTCTGCAAGGTACGGCAAATCCAAGGTCTCACTTAACCCTTTGTACTTTTCCAATTGCCCGCCCTCTTCAAAATTAAAATCGTAATTATCTGGTACTTTATACTTATCTTCGACGTCTTTAATGTTCTTCCGCAACTCCCCAATGTATTTACTTTGTTCGCTATACGCCGCCGCTAAATCGCCAGCAGTTTTATATTTACCGCCCAGCAAGTCCACAGTTTCAGTTTCAGCATTAACAACTTCTTCCGGTGCTTCTGTTGCAACACTTTCTGCTTGCACGTTTTCGGTTTCTACACTTTCTGTTGGGGTTTCAAGTAATGACATTAATTAGCCTCCTTAGCTTTATTTTTTACCTGCTCTAAAAGTCGTTTAAGTTGTCGTACTACACTGTTCTGTCCTTCTCGTTGTGCTGCTGCCATTAAAGTATTCCCGCTATCGGGGTGCACCATTTGTATTACCGGCTTCCCGATCGTGTTATTTTCCAATATTTGTAATGCTTGTTGCCCGTCTGGGGTTCGAAATAGCCGAAGTAATACTGCCTTTTCTTCGTCGCTAAACGGAATCTGTATCATTACCCAACCTCCGGTGCCGCTTGTGGCGTTTGTTGGCTTAATTGCTCTTGCGCCATGGCCATAATATTTTGCTGAATTTGAGCCGATTGCTCCTCGGTCGGTACTATGCCCTCCGGTAGGCTCAAATGCGTGGCAATTTTACGTGCGTATTCTGCGGTATTTAAAACCGTTTCTAACATTTCTGGGCCTTTAATCTCCATCATATGCCTTGAATAGCGCATAAGGCTCAAGATTTCTTCCTCTTCTTGCAACGTGGCCAACGGGGACAAACTCTGAACGTCAATCTCAAGCCCATTTACCCGAAACATATTTAACTCTATCATCGGGTTGCCCTCTGGGTCGATCACCTTCTCTAAGCATTTTAACGACACGTCAACCGTTTTTGCCACAAGCTCCCGAAACAGCCGCCCAAACGAAGAGCCTGATCGATTAGCGTATTCCTGCTGGCGAATCGTTTGCTCGGTAGCAGTTTTTACTGGGGCGTCAATCGGGCCTAGCGGGTCGGTAAATAGCATCTCGTTAATGTTTTTCCGCAAGTCCTCGACAATAATTCGTTGTAAATTAGAATACGGCGGTGGATTTAAGTATTGTATTTTGGGGCCGGCCATATCCCAATACACTGGTATTGCGATTGCCGGTTCCAGTTTCATGTTCTCTAAACTCATAACGCCATCGTCACCAACAAGCAACGGCGGCTGCCCGGTCATTGCTGCTGCTTTTAAGTCAAATTCTATCGACTTGTTAAGCGTTTTAATATCGGGTAGTGCATACAAAAGCGGCCCCCGGCCATACCACTCGCCAGCAACCACCGACCATCGGAACACCACCCACGGTAAAAACTCCTCGTCGCGCTCCACAAGTAAATGATCGCCTTTGGTTGCCAAAATACAATACTTAAACCCCATAACCTTTTCGGTTTTTTGCACTCCTCCGACCATATAAGTTGCCGTAACTTCCGCCGGATACATCCCCTCGATCAGTTCGCACTCGTCCATTGGTTTTTGTGCATAAGCCTCTTGCATTTCTTTTGGAATTTTTGCATCGGGCCACGTGTCCATAATGTTTCGGTATTGTACTTTCATTTTTCGAAACACCGTATCCACAGTGTTATCGGCCCCTGTTGCTATGTATAGCTTAGCAATCGGTACCGCTTCTACCAGTAATGGTTGCCTATTTGTGCCGGGGCGTATTAGTAACGCGCCGGTCCCAGCCGCTACGTCATATAACGCTTCGGATACTGCTTGGTCAAACGCCGACGCATGAAGACAATCAAACAACCGATTCTCCATAATTTCTAATTCTTTAAGCACTTTGGGGTCGTCTTGCCCGTCTTCATTTTTCAAAAACATCCCCGCTTTTAACCGAGCCCACTTTTTCATCGGCGGCACCAACACGTTCTGTATATTCGACACAAATTTTTGAGTCCCGTTTACTGCGGTTGAATCAAAAACAACTTGAGCGTTATCCCGTTTAGCACCATTAACCGCTTCGCTAAATAAATTTCGTTGCGGCATACAATACTCATACACTTCTTCATACGTTGAATCCCATTGCTGCTTGCGAGATTCTAGTGTTTTGAACGTCGCTAAAAACTTTTCCTTTACGTTCATACAACGCCTCGCTCAGACGTGGACAACAGCGACCGTCGCCCTAAAGTTCCCCGCCGCAACGCCAATAAAGCGGTAGTATTTTCAAGCGCAATTTTTTCTCGTTGCGCTCGACTTTCTTCTTCTTGCTGTCTCAACTGTTCTTGTTGCATTTCTAATTGCTGACGCTGTACTGAGTCGTCGTATTTTGGTCCGCCGCCACCCATAATTTACCTCCATTTATCACTAACCATCTGTACAATTCGTAAGGGGTAATCGCATAATTAGTTATTCCTAACGCCATTTTCACTATACTAACACACCCCGGTATAATATTTCCAATATGAAACCCCGACTTACAGTCTTTTTCGGTCGTTTCATATTCGACAACTAAATACTTTGGGCGGCTAAAATAAAAATCTAAAACCTCTTCGGCCGTTTGATTTTCGTATAGTTTAGTGTTTATATTAAACCCTGTATAATCAATTGCCACCGTGTGCGGACTGATCGTCCGTAACGCAAATACGTGTTGAATGTTATGGTCTAAAACCTTTTTTAAAATTCGCATGGTCGGGTGTTTAGTAGGACTAATCCGCCGAAACACCACATACCATTTAATTTTTTTCATTTCCATAGTATACTAAAAGATTTTAAACTTGGGAAGGACTGTAGGCTTTTGCATTTTCTCGTTTCGACCTAGCATCGTTTTATGCTCGCCACCGCCTAATAACGCATACTGCAACGCATCGTGCGGGTGGCTAAACCGGTTTTTTTCTGGCTCTAATTTATACTTTGCCTCGCCCCCAACGTTCAACCGCTTATAGTGATACCCACCGTTAAACCCTCGTCGCACCATTGGGGCTTTTTGCCGACTTACCACAATACCCGGCAGGCCATTGCTTGAGCGCAACAGTGGCGACAATACCGCTTCCCTTCGGACTTCAAACTTATTCGATGGTGCTGGACGCACAAACAACTGTTCTTTTTTAAACAGATCAAACGCAGTAACCCCTTGTTGGTCCCTAAAGCCGCCAGACGGGTCACCCCATAACTCAATATTCGCTTGCTTGTATTCCTTGGTTAGATATTTATTAAGATTTCTAGCAAAGTCTTGGAGCGGCCACGTCTCACCATCGGGCGTTAAAAACTCGTCCACTACTCGCCAGCGACCAAATGGGTCTTTCTGAGCAATAACCGCCGACGGGGTAAGCCCAAAGTCCACCCCAACAATCACCGGCAATAGCGAATCATACTTAACATCCGCACTTGAATGCGTGGCGTCCACATAATTATCTCCATATACCGGTTTGCCTTCTTGGATAAACCCATACTTCCCATGCACATACACATCAATCCACTCTTGTGGCTTACCCGCCATCATGTTGTTATAATAACTAGGCGGCAAATTCTCCACATTCTCTGCGCTTTCACTAAGCCCAGACGGTTGATCGAAAAACACCCAGCCGTCCGGGTGCTTAATCTCAGCCATATCGTACCACCAGCTAGAATCATCGGGCGGGTTAGTATCCGCTATAACGCCAAACCGTGTCGGCCATTGCCCCTCAAACCCGTCGGGCTTCTCACGGTGCGACGGATACCGACCCACCCGACCTGTAGCGGCATCTAAAATCTCTTTTAAAATATACCGAGCTTCATTAAACCAAATCATTGTAGCCTCTAACGACAATAATTTTTTAACGTCTTCGGGGCGGTCTAGTGCCAAAAAGATAACTTCCGATTCAATATCGTCAATCTTAATATGATGCGAGATCGGCGGCTTTCGGTTTACTTTCCCAAACACTTCCTCCGGGAACCAATCCAGCCAAGTCTTTAACGTCGTCGTCTCAAGCTCCGGTGCGGTATTTCTCACCACGATATGCCGAGTCCGACGAATCCCATCTCTTGACTTCGCTTGGCTCTTCATCACGACAAACAACTCAAAACACATCCCCACAGACTTCCCAGAGCCAATCGGCCCTTTCACCCCTCGGAAAAAAGCGTCCGAGTTATGAAACTTCGAAAGCGTTGGAGAAGCCTTATAATTTAATTCAAACTTCATTTCTACCCAGCGTAAAACTCATTTGGGTAAGACCACTCCTCCCATTTCTCTTTTATTGTTTCTGGCGGAAAATCTTTAGGGCTTCTTAGGAGCGTATCCCTTACGTAAAACTCTTTGAATTTAGCAAACGGGGATATTGTGCCATTGGCCTCCCTTGGGTAAATGCGATACACTGTAGCGTCCCCCACCGCACGTACGACTAAAAAGTCATCACTAGCCGATACCACTTTGTCCCGCAAATGGTCGGGTATTCGACTGTCGAATAACCACTTCTCCCGCGCAACCAGTTCAAGTATATTTTTGTCCTTCAGCCACCACTGAAATAATTTACTCTTTATTCGCATCTTCTGTTTTTTTAGCCCGTGTGCGCTTGGGCGCGGCAACCTTCGCCTGATACGCTTCCTTATCGTGCGGGTTCAAATTCTTCCACGCCATAATATTCGCCACCGGATTCGGCTCGCCACAAACATCACACTCCCTCAAAACCAAATGCGGATTAACAAAACCCTCATCCAACACGCCGCCATTCGCTTTCGCACAACCAATACAAATAACCTGAATCTTAGACATCTATAATCTCTCCTTGCTCTTTACCAACCGAACCTAAATCAATATTAATATTTATCTGCGTTTTACCTCCCGCATCTTCCACACCACCGTGGCCAGTAAACTTCATCTTATTACTCACCATACTCGCCAACGCTCCCGACACCCTCGAATCCCCCTCCTCAAACCGCTCCTTCAACGACTGCAATACCTCCTCAAACTGCCCCGCCGCAATCTTAGCATCCAACATCACAGCCTTCACATACGTCTTATGAATACTAACCACAACCTCCTCAATATGCGGTTTCTTCATCCACGTCGCCGCCACTCGCTTATCAACCCCAGCCGCTTTCGCCGCCTTGTCCGGGTCCAACGTCTTCTTATACTCCTCTAAAAAAGCAACCTGAGCCATCGTATACGCATAATGCTCCGGTATTTGTACCGGCATACTCTTATCCGCAACCAATTCCACCGGTGGATTGTCCTTATCCGCCTCCTTAAATTTCTTTTTTACACGAGCCATAACGTCCTTATCTATCTTTTTACTACTCTCTTTCATGCTTTAGCTATGGCAGCAGTAAGTGTTGTAGTTCCAAATCTTGTGAGAGTGAGAAGAGTGTCAGAGAAAAAAATGAAAAAAGTTTTTGTTCTCACCACTACCATAACCAAACCCACTGTACCATACACTTTAAACTCCGTCAAGCCTCTAGCTTCGTTAAACTCTTACTGATGCGTTTTAAACTTTACCCTTTTTCGTAAAGCTCAAAAAATTCAGAGGCGGTTTAGATAACGCTATGGCGACAAGTCATTTGGCGGGTACCCCCTCGAATATATGACCCCCCCGGGGGTGTTTGCCACATCGTACGATATTCGTTTTCGTTGTAAACTAAAGCAATTATTAACCTATGTCGCATAATATTTATTATGTAAAGTTTTGCAAAAAAGCCTGTAATGACAAGTAATGCCAGTAATTCCAGTGTCCCATGCACTCTCTATGACCAACAGCTTCCGAAGCGCAAGGGGTAGACGTCTTCCAGCCACTTTAAACCACCTAAACAGCTATCAGAGCGATAATTCTGTATCATTTTGAGCATTTAACACGTTGGCATAACAAAACATACGCTAATAGTATATAATGTTGATTATATGGCTGAATATCGCTATCTCATCCGCATCAGCTACAAGAACCGCGACAGCTTCCAGACTTGGAAGCCAGCGAGGACAGCAGCCCAAGCAATGATTAAGGCCTTGGAAGCCTACAAACATCGTATCAGCCATATCACTAGCTGTTGCGTCATCGGCCAACCGATACCAGTGTGTAAGCGCCGTAGAAAACAAC